CTCCTTGTAAAAAACCAGTCCAATGACCAGCTATAACTTTCCAATTATAAAAATGGTTAAAAAAGGTTTGTTGAAACTTCAAATGATTTTTACATCCTTCTGTATTTATTTGGCTTGCTATACCATCGATCACTGCTGCGAATTGTTTTGCAAGGTTTTCCCAATCATTGTCAAAAGGAATATAAATTGGAAACTCGGTACACGTTTCGTATAATGCTCCGTTGTCCGTTGTTGCTACATAAAGACCACAAGCTAGAGCTTCAATTGCAGATATACAAGATGTTTCTTCCCAAGTATTTGGATATACAAAAGCATCGTAAGAATGGAGATTATCTAAAATAAATTTATGTGGTTTATATCCAATGTAATTTACATTAGGTAATTTTTCAGCTTGGGCATATAAATCTTTATAAATATGATCGTTTTCTTTTTTAAAATCATCACCATAAACTTGTGTGCTACTATAAACATCAAGAGTAACATTGGGATTGTTTACTAATTGCATTGCACCTAATAACACAGATAAACCTCTCCATGGCGTAGGATGATAAATTAATTTTATTTTATCTCTTCTTTTTTCAATATCGGGTATACCATTCTTAATAACTGTACAACGATTGTGTGGTAAAGAAAACGTTTTTCTAAACTGTTCGTAATTCCAATGACTATTAAAAACATAATAATCGTATTGTTTAATTTTTTCTTCATCCTTAAAAAAGTCTTGAAAATGTGGTTGGTCAGGAGCCATTTTTTGCCAAAGCACATTTATCTTTTCTTTTGATAATGGCACTTTACCAGGGACTGATGTGCAAATTTGAAATTTATCTAACAAGTCTTTCGAGACATTTTGTTCTAAAAAACTATGTTGTAATTCTGTTCCGCCTAATGGTTTCATAGTAAATGTAAGTTACCTGACACAGTTATTCTATACTCATTAGTATCATAAAAAGGATAAACTTGATGAAGATGTTTAGATTTAAAAAAATAAATTCCTCCCTCATATTTTGGGTTTAAAGAAACATCAATACTTTCAATACGATTAGTCCAAGGATCAATGTGTTGAAAACTTAACATACCTGCCTTCATATCATTAGGCTTCATTTTAGAAAACTTTTTTTTATATTTCTCACAATCATAAGGAATTTTGACAAAAATTACAAAACTAAAAACACCATCATGTGTATGTAAAGGATTGAATTCATGTTTCTTTTGAAAGTTTACCCAGGTTTTAGCTAAAACAGAACTACAAGCGCGTTCTGCAAAAAGTGCAGTTAAATAATTATGATAATTTTGAAACAAACTATTTCTACCCATATGCAAAATATAGTCTCTTATTTCAGGATCTCTTTCAGCGTATAAATTATATTCTTGTTGAATATTACCAGCTAAAGTATTATTTGCATCATCTTTCGCTTTGTAAACTAAATCTTTTAATTTATTAAAAACATTTACTGGTAAATATTCATTATAAATTTGGTATTGTTTTAAGTCTCTCATTTTTGAGTTTTACTAAATATTGGAAGATCAGGAACTTGAACCTCAACGTCAGTAGCTAAATCTTCTTTTGGATGTTCAGCTAAAAAGGCTTCTTCTGTCTCGTATCTTTCACCTGTCTTAATACTTCTATAGATAGTTTTAGTTTCGCATTTTATTTTGTGATAAACAGTCATGTGTTTTTATTATACTAAATTACCTACCCTGTCCACGATATTTCTTACGATACGGTTTTCTTTTACTATAACTTTTTGCGTGTTGACCTGGACGTTTTTTAGGAGTTCGTTTGTGATAGTTATTTACTCCAAAGATTGATTTCTTCTTAGCCATTCTCTTGAGATCTATCTATTTGTGCATAGCTAATTGCACCTTGTATTTTGTTACTACCTGAAGCTGCTGTCACTGTTACTGAATCACCTGCCTCAAGATTTAGTCCTTGCGGTGTTGCATTAACCTGAGTCTTAGCTGCAACATCATCTCTAAAAAATTCATATTCTGCACTAGAATCAGAAGAATCTACTAAATTCATATTTACTAAAATAGCTGATGAAGCATCATTATTAGCTACATAAATACTTTTAATAATTACCGTAGCATTAGATGGACATGTAAAAACTGTAGTCTTACCTGTGCTTGCTTGTTTATATCCCTGATTTTTATATTGTATTGTCATGATAAAAAATAGTTAAACGCATCTGCATCATTTTTTATATCACTCTCATATGAGAAGTTCAACTGAGATTGCAGAGTTCTTAAAGCTTGTAAGATCTGTCTTTGATCTTCTTGTGAATACTCAGATTTTGGTTCAGGTATTTGTATTGTAATTTTTGCCATTATCTTCTTCCATCAACCCTTACATCAAACCTAAATGTTCCGTATCTCCAGCTCTCATCTAAACTTTCATTTTCTATTTGTACAGCTGCTAATCTTGCTCTAGCTCTTGTATCTATTTTAGACGTGCTAGAACTAACAGTGAAAGGACCGAGAGGACTTGAGGCAGCCGTAGATCCTTGCGGAAACGCATTTAAAAATATTGTAACTTTTGCATTTCCACTTATACGTTTGAAATCAGGTAAAAATCTTTTAATGCTCATTAAAAATTCACCATCTCCTGGTACACCTGCATTTCCATTTAAATCAAACTCCCCTGACTTAATGAATGAAGTAATAGCAGTTTGTGTTCCATCTCCGTTAGCTTGATTTAAACCAATTTCATGAGCGTAATAGATTGTTGCACCGTTAGATACACCACTTACAGTAGGGAAAGTTGGAGTATCTGAAGCATTAAAGTCTGTTGCATAAGGCACTTCATATACGGTTGAACCTACCCAAGTTGTTCGATCTAAAGTTCCTGTCGTCCATACGTTCTCATCATAATTATAAGTAACAACTCTATCAACTTGACCTGATCCTGATTTTGGATAAAACCAATTTATTTCTGAGTACAGCTCGTTTATACCTGCAAAAACAATTTGACCTGAATCATAGTTTATTCCAGGGTTATTACCATCTGTTGTAAACACAAAGTCCTCAACTAAACAAGGCAATGATTTTACAGTACCATCGTAAACATAGAATCCTCCTGTTTTACCCATCCAATAAACAGCACCATTTGCAAACACTCCTGCATGCTGGCCAAGTAAACCATTATTCGAACCAACCTTTCTTATTGAGAAAGTAAAAGGAGGACCTACAAATTGCATCTCGTAAGCCGCTGTATCTGTAAGGACTAAAATATAATCTTTACCTTTGATAGCTCCAATTATCTGTGTTCCATCATCAAGTCTAAATGTTCCTGCGGTGTTCGTTGATGTTGGTGCATATACACTTGTGGTTTCTTGATCTGAAAATCTTATAAACATTTTATCTTGTGTCGTAGGACTACCAATTGTTGTTTCTGTTCCCAAGTGAAATAGATGTCTATCTCTATCTGAAACAATAGTCATGACAGACTTACTCGGCATGCCAGTTCCTATGGTTGCTCTAGTTGATAAAGCATTTATCAATGATGCATCCCAAGTGAAAGTTTCACCGTTGTGAACTGTAGCAATTAATATATTCCCAAAATTATCTAATGACCAATTACCTGGATCGATGCTGACAGTGCTAGATGTGGAGGCATCTCCCCACCCTATGTAATCTGTAATATTTGTGACTGTAGAACCGTTTGCGTGTTCAGCAGGTGTCGTTGAATTCAATCCTCTAGTTATACCACTCAAGGTATTTGATGAGGTGTTATTACCAGTATATTCCATGTCTTCAGATCCAATTCTTATTTTGCCTGAGCTTGGAAAACTAGCAGTGCTTGTTAAGATTACTGAAGAAGCACCTACTAACATTGGTCCACCATTGTTTACAGTCGTAGTTACCTGAGCTACTGTACGTCCACCCCAAAGATAAGTTCCCCAACCGTAGCCAGCACTTTGCACT